GGTGGACCTTCGTTTAAGGAGCTACTCATGCGTAACCTCTCTATCACTATCCCCGCTACTGCTACCTTTACGGTCGCAGGTTTGGGCTACTTCCCCGGAGAAATAACCTCCCGCATCGTTCACATGATGTGGGCCGGTTCTGACTTCGAAGATGATATCCCTAAGGGGGATTTCGAGCGCGATTACGATGCGGTCTGGCAAATCGTCTATGACGGTTCGCTCGACGATCACGATCTCGCGCCCTCTATGGTAGAGGGTTTGCGTAAGTTTCGGACATGGCTTCAAGGTCTGGAAACAGACCAAGATGCTGTCATGGAAACAGTCCACATTCTTGGAAACTTGAATGCGGGCCACTTCCTGGCGTTTGTGTCCGAGCTGGACCCTGACGACCTTGATGCGCTCGACGGAAATGACTCTGTCAACGTGGATGCGCATCACCTCATCCGGGAATGTCTCTTGTTCGGGAATGGTATCATCAATGATACGTATTCCGACAAGCCGGCTATTCTGGAGCGGGATGTGGAAGTCATGGTTCAGCGGCTTCTGAACGAGGGTCCCCAAGAGATGGGGGATCCTTTGACGCCTGTGAAGGCGCCACACTCGTCGGCTTTTGCTGCTTATGCTCACGTCATTGCTCAACGACTTGACGCCCTGGCCTACTCGGATACGCAGAAATGCGTAGACGAGATGTTCAGGCTCCGTTCAGTCATGGAGCAAGACAGCGAAGTCAACGCTTCCGAGAGGAAGCTGCTTGACTCGCTGATCGATATTTCGATCGTGGGCTTGGAGCAACTCTAAGCCGCGGTGCAAAACCACGCTAAGCGTGGACGAACCTAAACGTTCCGGTGAAACCGGAGAGATTTGGCGGACCTACCCGTTGTAGGCTGACCCAGAGGAGCGAGGTGATGATCGAACCGGACCAGAATAGTTTCGAAGAGCGGAATTCAACGTATGTATCCCAACGCTTTTACTTCCCTGACCAGGGAGGTGATTGGGAAAGGATTGACATTGACCCGCCGCTCGAATACTATGGTCCGACGAAAACCACCCACGTTCTCAAGGTCACGACGTCCACTGTGACTCCGGGTTACCGGAGACGACGCCGACGCGGACCGCTTCCAGACCACCCGTTCCACATCAAGAAGTACTTTAAGAGCGACCCGAAAGGGCCGCACTGGTACTTCGAGTTGCAGAACGCGAGTATGGGCAATCGCGTGCACCAGCGCACTACCTTCACGGGTACGTGCGAAGCGCATGGCGCCGATATTTCACAAGGACCCCCTGCCGACGATCCTTACCCGAGGCTCGCGAT